GCCAGGTGCTGTGGTTGGTAACTTACCAAAACATGCTAGATACGCGCCTAGTGTGTTGTTCAAATCACTCGACAAGGTATTTTCCTACGATTCGTGGTTTTATTCACATCCGTGGGACATTGTTGAGGAGTCGCGAAAATACAAGGATCTAATTAAACGATCCGTTCCTGAACCGCACTCGGAATGGTTACTTGTTCCGAAAACATTTCTCAAATGGCGCGGTATATGTAAGGAAGCAAATGAAGTCCAATTTATACAGCAAGGCCTTAGAAGGCAACTGTATGCAGCTATAGGCGAATTTTTGCCTAGAGGTATTCCCATTAGGGACCAGTCAGTGCATCAAATCTTAGCACTGGAGGCATCGCTTAGTCGCGAAGATGCGACTATCGATGAATCAGAAGCTTCTGATCGTATTGCCAGAATTCTTATTTGGCATATGACAAGTTTAACTCCTGAGTACCGTACTGCATTGATGGCTTGTTCTACAAGAATTATAAAACCGCCATCATTGGCATCTGATCAGTCGATCCTTCAAACGCATAAATTTGCGCCTATGGGGTCAGCTATCTGCTTCCCGATCATGTCATTACTACATTATTTCTTAGTAAAAGCTATAATATTAATATATAGCCCTGACAGATCGATTAAAGTTCTACACGATTTTTGTAGACGTGTTAGTGTATATGGCGACGATATTGTTTTACCGTCCTCCACTGTACCCTTAGTTTACAAGTGGCTGCCTAGGTTTGGCATGAAGATCAACCAGACTAAAAGCTATGTCAAGTCATTCTTCAGAGAATCGTGCGGCATGCATGCCTTTAAAGGGCATGATATTACCCCAGTGTACGTTAAGTACACTAATTTTTCCTCCACAGATGTTAGTGACGCCAAGCAATTGGCATCATTAATTTCAGCTGAAGAGCTTCTCTATAAAAAGAAGAAGTGGAAAACAGCTGAGTTTCTGCGGCGACATATCGAGGCTAAGTGGAGTAAACTCCCATATGTTTCGAACGTTTCGCCGTTAGTGGGCTATAGACGCCCGCCTTTTCACTCTGATTTAACCGACTTTTCACAATTGCCGGTTAGGTCCACGAGTAAGAAATGGAACCGACACCTTCAGACCTACATATACAGATTAAGAGTCTGGGATACTGCTAACGTCACCGGGGTAATTCCCTCGGAGAATGAAGCGTATCTTCGGTATCTTTGTCTAGGATCACGTAAAGACATCAGTTTCACGTGGTCTGCTAAGGGACTTAAATCCTCCTTTAGAATGGATGAGTTTGTGCGTCGTGTGGATGATGAGTCCATGACACTTAACATGAAGTGGGCTCCTATGTGTACATCTAGCCTTTACGGCGCTCAGCGAAAGCTAAGCGCTATAGGTTAACTATAAACATAGGTAGGGGAG